TCAATTTCAACGGACTCGGAGCCAAGACTATTGTTAAAGCGGCGGGCGGCATCACAACCGCTCTCGCTGACAATGACATACGAGCAGGGCAGTGGGTGGATGTCGTTTATGACGGCACCAACATGCAGATGCAGTCAACGCTGGGGAATGCCCCGAGCAGCGGCAGTGGCGGCAAAGTCGCTCAGGTGGTATATACAGAGGACGGAACGCAAAAAACAAGCACCGCCTCAATCCCACCGGATAACACCATCCCTCAAAGCAATGAGGGGACTGAATACACTGAAATTGCGACTACGATTACGCCCACAAATGCCTCCAGCATACTTCTAATTGACGTTCACGTCCCAGTTGCGGCTAGCGGAGTGACCGGAATCGTGGCTAGTGTATTTCGCGATTCAGAAACGAACGCCACAGCCTCAAGCCTAACCACAGCGCCGACTGCGGGTTATTTTTTGAACCTTCGAGTCAGAGCAAAAGTCACAGCCGGCAGCACTTCAGCGACGACATTCAAAGTCCGATTCGGCAGGCTCGGTGGTTCTACCACAGTCTATGTGAATGATTACACCACTGCCTACCTCGGAGGAGCAGATAGAAGCAATGTTACCGTCACTGAAATCCTGCCATGAACATACCCGCATGTTTGGAATATCTAAGTCCCGGCGCTGAGTGGTCGCTGACCCAAAACGATTACGCCACCCTGAAATGGATTGGCCCCGGCGAAAAACCAATACTGGCGGAGTTGGAGGCTGCATGGCTTGCCGCTCAGCGCGCATCCGTGGTCGTCTCCTTCCGTTCACTTGCCTTCACCCTTCAATCCTTGGGCCTGTATGCGCAGGTCAAAGCCGCCGCCCTCTCCACAACAGAGGGTGAAATCTGGTGGAATACAGCACAATCAACCATGGTTTCAAGGGGACATCCATTTGTTGCTACTTTGGGTGAATCACTCGGCCAAACACCCGAGCAGCTTGATGCGATATTCGCCGCCGCACTCAAACTTCCCCAAGCTTAAGCTGTCAAACGTCGTCACTAATCGCCGTATTTTATGCTCCCACCCTCCTTCTTCTCCACCCTCGCTCAGATTCGCTTCTGTCGCATTTCCGAGATGACACCTTCAACCTCTATGCCACACTCCTACCTCGCGGAAGCAATAACTACCATCACCCTGGTCATCCAGTCCGCCATCACCGCCTTCATGCTGGCCTACGCTCCAGCTTCCCGCCTCGAACTCCTCGAATGGACACTCCTCCCAATGCTCGGAGCAACCATTGCCGCCGGTGGTGCTTTCTGCCTCAACACCCAACAGGAAGTCCGCCGCATAGTCATCGGCCGCTGTGCATTCGCCCTCATGATGGGTGTCGTCGGCCCCCGCTTGATGTCCATGATGCATCCATGGATCACCGAAGTCCTCGCAGATCCACTTCTCAAGGTCGGCGCCGGCTTTCTCCACGGCTTCATCGCTTATATCCTCTCCTGGCCACTTGTCAAATCCTCCTACAACCGCGCGGCTCCCATTGCAGAGCAGCTCGTTCAAGCTGGTGAAGCCAGCCTCGTTCAGCAAATCTCCAAACAGGTCGCCTCCGACGCAGCTGTCGTCGCCGTCGGTGTGGCCCAAGAACTCGCCGCTCACCCAAACAGTTCCCCTTCTCAAGTCGCTCAAGTCATCGCTAATAACGTGTCAGACAACAAACCACAATGAAAACCATTCTCTTCTCCCTCCCTCTCCTCCTCACCTCTTGTGGCCTTACCGCCAGCCAGTGGTCCACCATCGGCCAGAATGCCTTCATCCGCGAGCTTCCCACCATCTATGTGGAAGTCCAGCAAACCGCAGCTAAGAACCCCAAGAAAGTCCTCCCATGAGCGCCTTCACTGAACGCCTCGTCACCACAGCGCTCGCAGAGGTTGGAACAAAGGAAGTCGGTTCCACAAACCGAGGTCCCCGCGTGGACGAATACCAACGCGCCACCTGGCTTGACGAGAAAGACTATGGCCCTTGGTGTGCAGCCTTCGTCTGCTGGGTCATCCGTTCTTCGCTGAACATCGAAAAAATCCGCGAGACTCCCACCTTCCACCGCCCCCAAACTGCCGGTGCCTTCGACTTCGAGAACTGGTCCCTCAAACAAGACAACACCACCCAGACCGCGAAGCCCGCAGGGCGAGCTATTCAACGTGGAGACCTCGTGATCTTCACCTTCTCCCACATCGGCATCGCCACCAGTGGTGTCGATGAAAATGGAAACTTCCACACAGTCGAAGGCAATTCCAACTCCGCCGGCTCCCGCACAGGCGGCATGGTCTGCACCAACATCCGTTCCGTCAAGCTCGTCCGCTCTCGCATTCGCTTCACCATCTAAGGTCGGTAAATCCCACTTCCCGATATGTCCAAACGTTTCCAGACCCTTGGCACTGCTGATTTAGCTCAGCGGATCTTCCGCGTGGAAGTTTTGGATAATCTCTTGAAACCCTCGAACTTCCCCGCTTTCCTCACCACTTATGCCAACTGGGCCTTCGATGCTAAGGAGCGAACGGAGGATGGATTCAATGATTATGTCTACATCGGCCCGGATGAAGCTCCCGCCGGTTCCAGCGCCTTCCTCTTCGGCCCGCCAACTGCAGGCTCCGCGAGGACGAAGTTCGACGTCATTGAATCCTACCCGTGGGTTCCAGTCCTAACCTCCCTCGCTGCTACCGCCAAGATCCACGTAGATGGCTACATTGCAGACTACTTCTGGTCCTACACCCTGAAATCCTACCGTGGACCGACGAAGGTCAAGACCACCGAGACCTGGAGTGCCCAACGCCACACCATCTCCGTCCCTTCAACCATTCTCCAAGGCCAACCATTTGGAATTCAATATTACCAGAATTCCTTCAGTCTCCCTGAGACCCTTCACACCTCCTATGGAGCCTGGACCCTCGGAACAAAGGACACCGCAGACCACCCATCCTGGGGCGACGTCTCCGTCTCCTTCTCTCTCGCCGCCACCAGTCTCACAGATTGGCCCACCACTCACATCATTTCCGATCGGCAAGAACAAGCCCAAGGTGGTTGGCTTCGCAAGACGGTTGAAGCTTATGCTCCTGGAACATGAAACAGTTCACCATCTACGAGAATCCCACTGACAGAGCGCAGAACTGGAGCAGCTTCCACAATGCGGACCTTCCTAAGCTCTACGAAACTGAGTTCCAGGGCCCATCAACTGTCGACCTCCCCACTCAGGCTGCCGAATCTGCTGCTGTCACCACCCCGAATTTCAAGGGCAACTGGTATCCCTCCGCCATTGACTCCACCCACATCAAGCTCACCGGAGGCTCCATCACCTGTGGCTCGATCTTCACCCCTTCTGTCAGCAGCATCACCGTCCACTCTTCCTCTCTCAACTACATCTATCTCCGTTCCACACTCTCTTCCTCTCTCACCGACGGTTGGGTCACTGGAGGTTCCATCACCGCAGCCTCCGTCATCAGCAGCACAACCACCCTGACCAGCAACAACACCTACGGTTACATCCTTCTCTGCACGTGGCAAGCCTCTGCCTTAGTCACCCAATACGAATTTTACTCCTTCTTCGCCTCCCTGCAAAACCAAGGCTCCGGAGACACACTGTTCGTTTACTGGAACTCCTAACATGTGGGAACCAATCCTTTCCCAGAACTCTGTCCGTCCGAGTGGCTATCTCACTGAGTCAAACCCACCACTCAGTGCAATCTGCTACGTCTACTTCGACAGTGTCTATTCCTGGACTCTCTACTCCAACGGCGGCGGCACTGGAATTGAACTTGGCCCAATGGGTGCAGTCACCGTTGAACTCAAAGGCTCTAAGTTCCCTACCAAACTCCACTCCGTCGACACTGACACAGCCACCCTCATCTCCACCTCCACCGACCACGACATGGGCCTATCCAACCCAAGTGTCTCCATTTCCTGTGCTGCTGGGCATGAAATCCGCCTAACCTTCAAACGTCGCTTCTAACCTCCCCATTTCCCTATGGACATCCAACCACCCATCGACCCAGAAGTCCAAGAGCGCCTAGCCAAGCTTCGCCGCCTCAAGACCCTCCGCACCGACTTCGGCATTTACGCCTACCGCCCTCACGACAAGCAAGCCAAATTCCACGCGGCCGCCTCCCACAAGCGCCGCTATCTCCGCACTGGAAACCGCTTCGGCAAGTCCACCTGTGGGGCTGCTGAGGACGTCGCCTTCGCCCTCGGCGCTCGTCTCTGGCTCCCTGAAGCAAGCCCGGTCCGTAAACTTGGCATACCGAGTAGGGCGACAAAAGGAGTGATTCTCGTCGCTGACTGGGACAAAGCCAGAGAAATCTTCACGAGTCCGGAGACTGGGAAATTGATGAAGTTGATTCCGAAAGACAGAATCATTGACACTGTGAAGAACCAGGCTGGTGAAGTTTCTGTCATCTTGGTGAAGAATATCTTTGGGACGGTCTCGACGATTGAACTTGACACCATTCGCTCTTACATGGCCAATCCGATGGGGCAGGAGTCCAGCCAGTGGGATTGGATCCATGTTGATGAACCGATCCCGAAGAAGATGTGGGAGGCGAATGCTCGTGGGCTTTCGGACACCAATGGCTCTGCCTGGTTCACCTGCACTCCGATCTCTGAACAGTGGATCAATGAGGAGTTTCTTCCTGTGAAGCTGATGAAGTCTAGCTTTGATGAAGGCTGGACGCGGACGGACGACACGAATTTCTGGATCATGACTGGGTCCAGCTACGATAATACCAATATTCCCAGAGAAGGCCTCGACATCTACGCGAGAAGCCTAGATGAAGCCACGAGGGCAAGTCGAATTTATGGGCTTCCTAAGTCAAGTCAGGGACTTGTTTATGGTGAGTTTGACCAAGACACACACGTCTATTCCGATCTTCCGAAAGGGTGGAAGGATTTTGATGAACCACCCGACAATTACACCATTCGAGTGTTCATTGACACCCATCCACGGACCCCACATGCTGCTCACTTCTGGGCCACGAGCCCGACCGGAGAAGCCTTCTGCTATCAGGAAATCTGGTCCACCTGCGGAGGGTTGATTTCCGGACTTTGTGAGGTTATCATTGAATTGCTGAAGGGCCGAGTTCCACATGAGATCCTCATCGAGCCTGCAGCTTTCATTCCAAACCCCACCGATGGACGTTGCTTTGCTGATGTTTTCACGGAGTTTGGCCTTGATGTTGAACCAGCCCCGAAGGAGCTTGCAACGGGGATTAAGAAGGCTAAGCAAGCTCTCGGACAGCCGAATTTCCTTCACTTCAATTCCTGTTGCACACGCACTTTAAAGGAATTCTACACCTACGTGTGGGATAAAGAAAAAGAAAAACCAGTTGACAAAGACGACCACATGATGGAATGTTTCTACCGGGCCTGCGTGGTGGGGCTTGAATGGAAAGATCCCACAACGGCCATCTATGACCAGCGGGATTTGAGATTCAACAGGGAACGCCTTGACTTGAGTCCATTCAGTGAAGGTTCCTTGAAACCAATCGTAGCTTAGCCCATAACGAGATGACCCCAGACATTGAAAAGCGCCTCAAAGCTGAAATTCCAGATGAAGATCTGGAGAAGCTGCGTCGTTTCCTCGTCCAGAATGTGAATTCCGCCCGGAATGGCATGGGCAAGTTCTATCCGGATTGGGACAGTGCCCTCGCTTCTTACAAATCCCAGCGCCCCATTGACACTGATGATCTCCGGGCACGCCAGAAACGCGAGCCTGAGAAGCTCACGGTCCCAATGTCCTACGCCCAGGTCAATACCCTGGTCACTTTCCTCTTTCTTGCATACACCCAGAAAGACTCCATCTTCGAGCTGACTCCCACTGGCTCAGAAGACTACGGCAAGATCCGTGACGCGTGTCAAGCCATCATTGATCGGGAACTTCGCCAAACCGGCTATCAGTCCAAGCTCGTTTCTGCTCTCCTCGACATGGCCAGGTTCAACCTTGGTGT